CGCCGCGCCTACATCAGCCAAAATTCTTTAACTCCGTTTTAACGTGATCGACAAATGCCTTGATTGCTGCGTCTTTCGTCTCGTCCAATGCCTGCTTCATGAAATTGCGGGTCTGCTTGAAGTTGCCAGCCTTGATTGGTGTGTACTTCCCTTTGCCTCTAACGTATGTCGTCCCCGGCTTTCCCCAATAGTATTGAACTCTGCCAACCGCGTACACCTTAGCCCCGTAGTTGAAGTGCGCCTTCCTTCCGGTCGGATATCCTGGCCCAATAATAACCGTTCCGCCCATTCGTCGCTTTCTGACAACAAATGTAATCGTGTCCTTGATCTGCTTTTCCCATGCTGCTTCGGATGCCTGCTTCTTGGATCGCTTTTGACTGTTGCCCGTTCGCTGGCCATCTGGTGCAAGTTGCCTTGCCCTGCTTGCAATGATCTTTCCAGCCGCACCCAATGCTTTGTCCAGTGCCTTGTCGCGAACTAGCTCCGGTATCTTTTCCAGTTGCTCGATTGCCTTAAGATCGATTGCGAAACCAACCTTTAGCTTATTGCTCATTGGTCCAATGCCCTGCAAAATAGCTCAAGAATTCGCAAGCCACCTTCGACGCGTCGAATGTTTACTATCCCATAGTTCCTGCCAGCAAAGACAATGCGGTCGGTCTCTTCGATGCCTTGCAGATATCCAATGTTAAATACCGCCGCAATGCCCGCCTAAACTTGCTTTCCTCGCAGCGTTTCTGTCCCGCCAGTATCTTCAAACGCTGCCGGAACATTGGCATAACGGTTGGAATAGGTAACAACCGGCTGGCCTGCGTCGTCTTGCGATGTCGCAACCTTGCGGATTGTAATCCGCTCCCGCCTCTTTCCTGTCCGGCCAACTCTAAACGTCATGGATAGCTTGGCCTCATCCAGCGCCGCATAATTCTTTCATACGCTGCTTCGCTGTAAATGATGTCGTTGCTAAGTTGGTCGCGATTCTCAAACAGGTAGCCGATCTTCAATAGCATCGCTTGTCGCAATGATGCCGGGACGGTCGCCGCCGATGTGTAGCCAGCAACGTAGGTCACTTTAACCGCATCCCATCGGGTCGCGGTCGTAGGCCAATCCTCTTCGTACTGTAGCTCAATCCGTTCCTTCGCTGGATTGAGTTGCCAGATTGAAGCGGATAGCGTCCCAAGTACGTTGCCATCGTCGTAATACTGCACCGACGTAACCGACTGGACGGGTCGCCGTTGCAACTGGATGGCCTCGTAGAACCCAGGTTGGATATGCTCAACCGTCTGGGTCAGCATCGCGATTCCGCAATCACGCTCTACGGAATCGCGGGCAACTTCAATCAGCAACTGCAACTGTTCATCGTGGGCGTCGTCCGCCTCCAGTAGCTCCAGCTGCTTTTTTGCCTGCTTGATCGTTACCGGCTCGCTTGCTGGTGGCGTCAGAATTCTGGTGTGAATTTCCTGCATCGTCCAACCTCTTGGCAAAACCCAAATCGATCATTAGCAAAGCTTGCCCAAGGGGTGGCCGCAGGCGGTGGCCCGCCTGCATGCCGTTCCAGCCTTGGACTAATTCAACGTCCAGCTCATCCATGATATTAGCCACGGATAACTGAGCCGCTGGCGATGCCGGCAACGGTGCCATCGTTCACGCTGTTGCGGGAAAGGATCGCAACCGCCGACAGGAAAGTACCTGTAGAGCCATCGCCAGCCGTTGCAACGATGTTCCAGTATCGCTTCTTCCCGCGAAGATCGACCTGGAACACGAATAGCTTATTGTCGTCGGTCGCCGATGGTAGCGAAGTAGTTGCCCCAGCGATGTCCGTTCCGCCGGAAAAGTTCAAGCCGGTAACGTCCGCCAATGTGCCGGATACGTCACCACTTTGTAACTTCAGCGCCGCCATGGCAATATCAGTTGCACCAAGAGCACAAACCACCGTAAGGTAGTTGAATCCCTTGGTATCAACTTCAACGCTTGTAAAGCTCGCATTGTCTTTGATGGCTGCAGGCGGAACGATGTTGGAGAATTTTACGTCCTGGGTGTGGTTCATCTTTTAGCCTTTGCTGTGATGGAATTCGATGGAAGAAAAGCCAGCCCAGCAACTCGCTAGGCTGGCTCGGAATTAGAAAGATGGACTAGGCCATTTTCAGTGCAACGATTGGACCGGCAGCGGATGCAGTTCCGACTTCATGGACCACGATGTCCAATCGCTCGGTTGCCATCAAGGCGATCTGGTCAAATTCAAAATAACGGCTCGCATCAGCCTGCACGTTGATGCCGCGACGCGTGCCCATGGTGGCCGCCAGTCGCAGATCACCAATGAATCCGTAAGTCGCTCCAGACTGCGCCGCAAGCGTCACCGGCATCACCTGAGTAAACACCACCGGATAGCCCAAGAACTGGAGAACAGGGCCGCTGCCGAGGTCGACAACGCTGTTGCCACCAGCAGCGACCTGCAAACGCGCCATCGAAGCTTCGTAGCCCTGCTTGGAAACAAACCAAGCAGACTGCATCCCGTTGTAGAATGGAAGCTTTGCCACGGCGGAATGGAAATCCGCAAGAGTCAACGAGCCGTAAGAGGTGGCCGACGCTGCGGTTGAAACCGAACCAGCAGCAACGGCATTCTTAACCCCGACGATTCCGCCGTAGGTGGAGGTGCCATCGCCAAGGAATCCGCACTCGTCTTCCTTGACGCTAAACGCCCACGCCATTTCCTGCGCCAACGTATCGGCGATTGAAACGATCGAGTCCTCGCTCAGCTCATTGGAAACGCGGGTCAGTGCTGCAAGCTTCTTGGCGACAAGCTTTGCATTCCCAACCGCCATGTCGCTAGCGGTGGTCTCGGAATTTTCCGAAACGAAATAGGCAGTAACCCCGCCAATCCGTCGCGGAATATCCAAGGTGTCGGCGGTCATCGGCACGTTGCGAACATTCTGCCGGAAAACGCCATAGCTTTCCCGCAGGTCAACGATGGCCGATTCCATTGGTGATGGAACCAAGAAGCCGCCCTTGTTGTTGTCGTTCTCGCCCATGGCCGCTTTGATGCCATGCTCCTTGCACCATTGCTTGGCCTGCTCGTTGCCAAGGTATGCGCGAATTGCCTGCCCAGAAATGTAGGCATCTTCGTCGCTCTTGAATGCCCGCAGCGCACCAGTCCGCATGGCATGCGAAGGAATCTTGATCTTGACGGTTTTCGGGTCACGATCCAGCGATTCGCTGGCCCTGCGTCCGACGTTAGCCGCCACGATGGCTTCAATCTTTTCAGCCCTGGCCAACTCAACCTTCAGCCGATCGATCTGCCCCTGCTTGTCACCAGCCCCCAGAATGCCGTCGATCTCCGCCGATTCTTCGGCAGACAGGTCGCGGGTTTCGCTGGTTGCCAATTCGGCAATTGCCTTTGCCTTGACGGCCAGCTCTTCGATCTGTTCCCGCAGTTGTTTCGAATTCTTCATCGCTTGCCCTTTCGGATGTGTCGGCAAGCGTCAAAACGAAAACGGCGATCGCTGCCGACTGTTGGTACTTCCACACAGTCACATTGCGTCGATCGCCGCTAACGAGTTGCGAACAACTATTTCGGGACAATCTAAACCAGATTGTCAATCTGTCAAATTTTTGATAGTCGAATTCTTGCGGCTAGCAACCTTGGCGTTGCCTTGGTCCTCGCCCCCGCTTCGCTCTTTTGCAGCAGTGCCGGTGGCGTTTTGGCAAACCGCCCTTCGGCCACTTGAACTTGCTCGTTCGTGGCGTTTCCGACTTCATCCGCGAAACCTTCAGCCACCGCATCTAGTGCGGTGTACCAAGTCTCTTCCTGCATAATCTTTCGGATGTCCTCTTCGCTCTTGCCCGATCGCTCGGCATACGCTGGCACCATCGAGGAGGTGTAAACATCGAGGGTGTCGGCAGCCTTTCTGATGGCCGCAGAATTGCCGATTGCCATCGTCCAAGGATCGTGGATCATCATGCGGGCATTGGCAGCAATCGTTACCTTTTGGCCTGCCATGGCGATGTAACCCGCGATCGATGCGGCTAACCCGTCGATCGCAACATCGACCCCGCCCGGATGCCTCTTGATTGCGTTGTAGATTGCGGCCCCTTCGTCGACCGATCCTCCCGGCGAATTGATGCGCAGCAAAACCCGCCGGCCTTCCATCTGCTTTAGGCCAGCGATTACGCTGGTAGCGTCGATCATGCCAAGCCACGCTGGCCCGATGTCATCGTAAAGAAAAATTTCGCCAGACTGTGTATCAACTGCAAGCATCGATCTAACCTCCAAGGATCTCGGTTGCCAACTCTTCCGCCCTGCGCTGTGGCCAGTCGGCAACAATCTGCCCGACTTCGGCGGCTAGCTCTTCGTTCGTCTTGACTCTGCCGGATGCTTCAATTAGCGTCCGCTTAGAT